TGTTTCCAAACAGTTGGTCTGACCATTTAGTCTCAGCGTTATTATATTCTTTTTTGTTTTGCTCAATTAGAGCATCTACGTTTTGTTCTGTTTTTAGTGTTATTTCATCCTTATCATTAAGACCAACGCTTGTGGTCCTGTCATTGTTGTCTTTAAATTTCTTCATATTATCCCTTATTGGTAATGCCCTCCTAAGAGGGCTATTACACGATTTAGACTGTTAAGTCTGTTACCATTGCGTGAGCAGCTTCGTTTTTAACAACGAGTGTGTACTCAACGTTCATTAGGTGTTTCTCTGAATCACCAGTTTTAGCTAGTTTAGTTTGCTTAAACGGTCTGAGATATGCCACATTTGTCATTGAAGGGTCAACGATTAATGCTACATCATCGTCCAAGAATCTATCAGGAACTACATTTAGTGTACCAAAGTCTGACAGATATACGTCAGCAGTACCAATGATTGTAGTTGGTGAAGATTTAGGAGCTTGATATCTTTGACCAGCAATACCTTCAAATGTAGATATTACCTGTTTTTGAGCTGGAGATACTAACAGCATTGTTGGTTCGCCACCTTCTGTGTAGGCTTTCAACATTGCATCTTTCACGTTTTGCTCAGTGAATGCACCAGAACCAGCAACCACATTAGTAGTTAGCCATGACTGAAATCCACCTAATTTACGTGGTGTAGCTGAATCACCAGCAGTTTGTGCTTGGTCAGACAATAGGATAGATTCCATGTCTCGTTTTAGCTCAGCAGAAGCTTTAGCTAGTTGATATGCTGTTTCTGTAGAACGACCAGCTTTATCTACTTTGTCGTCAGTTACAGACACTTGAACTACTTTATCACTGATTTGAGTATAGTTACCAACACGTGTTGTAGGTGTTAGTGTAGGTGATACAGCATCTGCTCCCTCAACTTGTGCATTGTCTTTATTTACTGAAGCTAAAGAGTCTGTCTGCCATTCATGGTACGTGTTCTTAGCAGTTGATTTGCCAATTGTTGACATGAACGGTGTAGTTGTTGGCGATATGTCATAAATCGCATCTTGTAAGTCTTCACGAATACCAATGGTATCGTAGGTTTTATATGTTGCCATTTCTTATGTTTCCTCTATAAAAAGTTTTTAAATACGCTGACTGCGTCTTCAACTGTTCCTGAAGATTTAAGTCTTCGTTTCTGTTTTGTGTAGACATCAGCATTTTTAACCTTACCACGATTTTTAGTCATTCTAGGAGCATTGGTAACTTGTTTCTTAGTCTTACCTTTATTACTCATTAGTCTGTCGTATTTCATGGCTTTATGCAACATGCTTACGTGTCTTGCATCGTAAACAGTAGACATTTCTTGGTCACTGAAGCCCATTTCTTTACCGTAGCTACGAATGTCTGTTTTGACTTGTTCGGCTTTTTTGGTATCAGAAAACTCAGGTATTAGTTCTGTCAACTTTTTAGATTGATGAGAAATGTTTTGAGCAAAATGTTCTTGTTGAGCTGCTCTTTGCTGCATAGCTACTCTTTGTTGCTCTTGTTCTATCATTTTCATCTTACGTTGATTCTCTGTTTGCTCTGCTATTTTTACAGCATAGCCTACCGGGTCGTTCTCTTTCATGTTAATTAAATCTTCCTCACTCTCCATGTCTTCATTCAACACTTGAGTAATTTGACTTAATTTTTGAGCGTATTCGTCTCGCAACCGCATAGACTCTTGAATCTTGTTCATGTTAGCTTGTACTACTTTAGATTGCTCTGCTAACGCTTGACTCTTTTTAGTATAGTCTTTGCCCATTTGATAAGATTTAATAAGCTCAGATTCGGTTACATCTAACTCCTCACCTGCTGCTTTAACTTTGAATGTTCTCTCTGCTTCTGGTTCATCTTCTTCAGATTCCTCTTCATCGAGTTCTTCATCATCTTCCATCTCATCTTCATCAGTAGATTCTTCTTCTTCGTACTCATCTACCTCTTCAGTTTCATCTTGTTCTACTTCTTCTGCCTCAGGTTGGTCAGTTGGTGACTCTTCAGCATCGAGTATCTTTTCAAAAACCTCTTCTGTTGTTGGAGTTTCAACTGCTTCATTTGAAGCGTCATTGATTTGCTCAGTCATATTTCTTCCTTTAATTTGATAGATAACGTCTATCACGTGTTAGCCATTTGGCTATTAATCTAATTCATCTAGTCCTAGTGTCTTCCACCAATCTTCATTCGAACCATATAGTTCTCCATTCATTTGTTTGAGATTCATATCTCCACTCTTTAAGCCTTGTTCTATCTTCATTTTAGGAGACATTAGGTAATCATTATTAGGAAATCCATTACCTCTAACGTATGTTGGTTTGTCTCCTCCTAATAAACCTTGAGAGTCTATGAATTCACCATTACCATAACTATTCATTCTTGCTACATCTGGTGTATCATACTTAGTTACATCAGGTTGCATTAGCTCTATATCTCTAAATGTACCGTTAGCAGTTGTTCTATAGCCAGCAGGGTCTTTTCTTACTTTAAATGTAGTTGGTACCTCACCTTCTCCATTTGGTCCTCTTCTTTTACCACGAAACTGAAAGTTCTCTTGATAGCGTGGGAATGTATCTTGAAATGCTCCACCTTCAAACTTATTCATACCATCTATATCATAAGCCATCTCACTTGCTTGTTGATTAACTCTATTCATCTCATCAACCTCAGCTTGAGAGTATGTCTTAACATTCTCTGGTCCTCTACCTCCTCTACGACCTCCACTCCATAGCGGTTGGTTCTTACCACTTTCAAACAGTTGTACGAGTTTGCTTACCTTTTTTCTATCTATCTTTGCCATTATTTTATCCTATATCCTCTAAAGTTATAATCAGGCATTTCGACATCGTTAAAAGATTCTAAGTCTCTGCCAGGTTGGGGTCTCCCTTCCAATTGTATTCTATCTAAATCGTATTGGCTTATTGGCGAACCATCTAAAGTAGGTGGCTTAGGAGTATTAAAAGTAGCTATAGGGTTGTTAGAAAAGTCTACATTAGCTGCACCTTGACCATCCCATGCTCTTCTTAGCTCTTCTATCTCTCTGTTAGATAACTCTTGTAATGATGGAGATGGAGACAAAGGTCTACCATTGTTTAAAGTACTAGTGCCATATCCTATATCATACTTACTTCTATCTTTACCATAGTCATAAGGTTCTTTGCTGCTACCTCTCTTCTGCCAGTTCTCTAGTACCTCAAATATCTTATCTAATTTAGCCATTTATATATTCCATTTTGCTTTTTTAATCTTATCACCATCAGCTATTGACTGTAAGTGGGAGAGTATTTCGTTAACTACCTTTACTTTAATGTAAGCTATTTCTCTTACTTCTTTATCCTCTATGTCAGAGTTTAATATCATATCAGTATGTAATTGCTTTATATCGTTCATAGCTGTTACAAAGGAATCATCATTAATGATATTACGTATTGACGACTCGACTATATCATTCTTCATTAGTATCCATCTCCATTACCATCTAACCATGATTCGCCTTCAAACTCTCCACCTTCATCTAGCAAACCTCCTCTTGTACTACTTGTACCATTGTCAAATTGACTACCACCTTGTAGTAAGTTAGGGTCAGTTGTCATGCCTACTTCTCTACCTTTGTTGCTTAGACTACCACCAAATATATTGTTTGGCATACCTTGTACTTTAGAGTAGTCTTGCCACATCTCAGCTAAAGCTTCAGACTTATCAGCATCTCCTACATCTAAGTGATTAACCTTTTCTATTTGTGTAGTAATGTAACTTAGTATAGCTTCTTTACTATTGTTCTTAGTAGCTATTGGTGTAGTATATCCTTTAGCTGTACCTGCTAACTTAAGCATACGTTGTACACCTCTTGGAGTACCTTTAGCTCCTAATAGCTTCATTAACTTAGGACTATTAAACTTACTCAATTGAACTACCTCCACCTAATAGACTTGCACCAGTTATCTCTTTGCTACCTAATCCTAATCTTTTAAGAGCTTTGAAGTAACCACCAGGTGCTAACCATTCTCCACCAAGTCTACCCCAACTACCAGCACTATCACCTTGCATCCATTCAGGTAAATACTCATTAGTTCTCTCTTGTATCCATTGAGTTGTCATTGGAGTATTCTCGTACTCTTGTAAAAATGCATCCATACCTTTACCATCTTCTGCATCATAAGCTGCGTTTAAACCTTTAGCTGCTCCATATACATCCATAGGTAAGCCAACAACTGCTTCAGCTACTCCAACAGGTGCTGATAATAAACCTTCAGCTGTACCTATGAAAGCATCTCTAAAGCCTTCTTGAATATTGTTCATGTTATCTTGGCGCCAATAAGCTTCTTGCTCTGGAGACATACCATCATAGCTATTCTCTTTAGACTTAACCATATAGTTTTGATGTACATCATTCAAGCCACTGTTAGCTCCATGTACGTTAAGCAGCATTGTTAGCCTTTGCCATCTTATCAACAGCTGATAGTACAGTCTTCATATCGTTATCTTCCTCTTTATTGTCTACTTCTTTCATCTTAATGGCTAACTCTATCTCTTTAGCAGATATATCAGCTTCTAACTTAGCTCTTTCTGTTTCAACTTTAAGTAAGTCTCTTGCTGCTTCGATCTGTTGCTCTTTAGCTTTAAGCTCTAACTCTTGTTGCTCCATCTGTACTTTCATCTGCATCTCTTGCATCTTAAGCTGCTGTGCTGCCATATCAGTTTGTTGCTTCATTTGAGCCTTCTCCATCTCAGCTTTAGCGATAGCTTCTGCTGCTTGTACCTCAGGTGGAGATTGATTAGCACTTTGTTGAGCTTGTTGTGCCATCTGTTGAGATTGTTCATCAGTTATTTCTTTAAGGAATTGAGCATCATCTCTCATACCAGATATATTGATAAACTTAGCTAACGTATCTCTATATTGTTTAATGTCTACTAATGGATTGCCTAAACCATACTGTTGTATAATCATCTCTTGCTTAGCTAATACCATCTGTAACATACCTATCTTCTCATCAGTACCACCATTACCTAATCCAACGTTGATTGATACTTTATATAAGTTCTTCCACTCTGTTGGGTCAATAGTAACAGGATTACCAGCAATAAGTAACATACGTTCTTTATCTTGGTACTTACATACAAGATGTAATATACCTTGCATAAGTTCTTTAACACCTGTGTCTGCAAAGATACGAGCCATAAGCTCTAACTTACCTTGAGATTGAGCAGTCATAGTTGCTATCGCTGTTGCTGATACATTTTGTAATACATTAGCATCTAAGCCTTGGTTCATATCATTAACACCAGTACGTTTAGATTGTACTTCATCTAAGTATTGAAGCATAGGAAAGGATTGTGCTGCACTACTCTGTACTTGCATAGGTACAATAGCAGCAGGATTCTTCATTCTTATTACTCCACCAGCTGTTGAGTTAAGTACATCATCGATGTTAACTTGTCCTTCTACTACTCCTACTCTACTATTATTCGTTAAGTATAGATTGTCTAGCATTTGTCGGGTAATCGTTGACTTAATGAATTGTAAATCCATAGTTCTATCAGCTAATGATTGGCCATAGAATTGATGTGGAATAGGAAATGGACATAATGAATAGAATGGTACATAATCGATCTCATCGTCTGCTAATATAGTCTTACCTGCATAACAGATTCTATGTTTATTAGCTTCACCATTGTTATCACCTACATCTAAGTAGCATTCATAATATGTAATAAGTTGTTGAGTCTTATCTGATGTCTCATCGTCTAAACTATAAGAACCATCTCTTCTGTAGTCTCTCATTGTAGATACATTAGCATCATCTAATGGTAACTCTTCAACTGTACCTTTATCATAGCCTAACTCTACTAACTCTGCTCTTGTAACTAATGACCTTTGGCATACGAATCTAGCATCTTGTATAGATGTAGCCATACTATCTATTAAGAACTCTTCTGTTGGTACGTTCTCTATCTTAACCTTTGAGTCTTCTATGTGTCTCTTAATCTTTACGTTGTATGTAACTAAGTCAGGTATATTAATCACCTCACCTTGCTCGTTAGGCATAGGTGGTTGTGGTTCTCTTACTTCTTCTTGTTCTATTACTTCAACGTTATCGCCTTGCATGATAACAGTTAACTCTTCTAAGTCTAGTCCTTCATATGACTCTGTTACAGGCTCTTTAGCTTCATTCCAATATGCTTTAATGATACCATTCTTCTGTACTAACGCATCCCAAAACCAATTGTGTAGTAATATAGCACCTTCATTATCCTTATTGAAGATATGATTTACATAAGTAGTTACATCTTCTGCAACCTTAGCATCTCCATCATTTGTTGGAGTAAACTCTACTACGTCTGTTGGTTGTGTAAATACCTTCATCAACTGAGGTAATGCACCGTCTACTGCTTCTGCTACTTCACCTGTTACTACGTTACTCTTACCTGGTACCTCATTTCCATAAGGTTTACGTAAATAGTAGTCTAAAGCTATCTCTCTATCAGCATTGACTTCAGAGTTGACAAAGCTAGTAGCTTGGTCTATATTCTCCTCTATTAGTAGCTTAATCTCTTCTTCATTCATGCTTGTTCTTATTCCTATGTTATTGATTTGTAACCTAATTGTTACACACTTGTTACATAATTTAGTATACCTATGACATAAATAACCAAAGCAGTTACGTTCATAGCTATTAGACTTTTATCCTTCCATACGCATGATATATATATCCAACCTATAGTAGGTAAGACTGCAATGTAAAGATTGTAAGGGTATATATTAGCTGCTGTTAAGCACATACTTAATATAATAAGCATACTACATACAGCTTTAAGCGTTGTTAGCATCTAAGTCTCCTGTTATATAAGCCATCATTGATTTCATGTAAGCACCGCATGGTGTACCATATCCACCAAATAATTGACCTCTTCTCTTTGCTCTATATGGTTGCTTATAA